AGCATAGGTGAGCGGCTGACCATAAGGCGTGCTGGCCTGAAAACCTCCCAGGCTTGTTTCTCGGTGGTGGCCCCTGAATACACCTCTGCGCCGAACTCGTTGTCGGCGGTGAACATGCTGATGCCCACGCCAGCGGCGATTACCGACTTGCCGTTCTTACGCGGCACCTCCCAGTAACTTTCACGGAAGCGCCGGTACCCACCCTTCTTGCGCACCCATCCGAAGGTGCAGGCCAAGCCAAAGAGCTGCCAGGGCTCAAGCGTGATCAGTTGGCGCTTGAATGCCCACTCCCCCTTCGTATGCGGCAATAGCTGCATCAGCCGCAATTTTTTCTCGGCCTTGGCCGGATCGAACTTGTAGGGGTAGCTTTTGGACCTGCTCTCTACTAGGTCGTCAAAGTGACGTTCGATTGCCTGGTGGATATAGCGGCACGCAGGGAACTTGTCTTTTAGAACGGACCTCGCCCACACCATTGCCTTGTCGACATTGGTGTACTTGGTCCGGGCCATCAGGTACTCAGCAGGGCTGCAAATTCGTTGGTGGTTTTCTGTTTGTTGCCGCCGATGATGCGCGTCCGGCTGGCCGGGTCTAGGCCTAGCATGGAGCCGAAGGTAACCATCTGGCGCATAGCCTCATTGGCAGCGGTCAGCGCAGGGTTTTTGACTGGTCCGCCGGATGCGCCGGCGACAACGACCCCGTGTTGCTGGACAGACTCTTGAGCCATACGCCAGTTGTCGTAGGCAGTGCAAAAAGCCTCGACGTTATGCATATCGGTCAATGCTATAACGTGCTCGCGCAGCAGCTCTGGCACCAGCATCTTCCACATCATCACTGCACGATCACCTAGCCAATCCGGCGGGTCGATGTTCGTGACGGTAGAAAAAGAAGGCTCAGCCTTATTGAGCTTACGCTTGCCAGGATTACCGGCCAATTCCTTCTTGGCGGTGGGCTTCGGGGTACGACCTGACCGCCCCTTCACACCAGCCATGGGGAGCTCCGTTTAAACTTTATATTTCGCGGGTGTAAAAAAACGATTGAGGGCGCGGTCTAGAAAGCTTTCCCTGCGGACTTTGTACCCACCCCCACCCCTCAGGTGCTCAGATTTTTTTTCAAGCACTTTTCCAATGTTTTCCGTGCACCTTTATGATGCACGCACTGATATGGTGCCTCTGTTGCCCCACCCGCCATCCTCGGTCGCAGTTTTCACCGAGTGACACGAATGGCACAAGGACTGCCAGTTGGTCCGATCCCAGAACAACTGCATGTCACCCTTATGCGGAACGATGTGGTCAACGTCAGTGGCTGCTACGACTCGGCCTTGCTCCTGGCAGTGCACACATAGCGGATGCTTGCCCAGCCATCCTTTACCCGCCTGCTGCCACTTGTAGCCGTACCCGCGCTTGCTGCTGGTTTCCCTAGGCTTTTCGCGAACCCAAGCCTTGGTCTGCTCGGCATGGGCATCGCAGTACCCATTGGCATTGCGGTGGATGGCGCGGCACCCTTGAGCGCGGCATGGCCGCTGTGGACGTTGAGGCATCAGCGAGGCTTGCTACTTAGATAGCTAAGGGGTTCTTCGCGATCATCGTTCCCGACGTCTGCAAATGCTTGAAGCAACATGGACTGCTGCTCTGTCATCCGCTCAAGAATCGAAGTCTGCTTACGAATTTCAGCGAGTATGGCGACTGGACCACATTCGCGTTTCTCGATCTGTCTCCTATAGCTTGGTTTCATGTTTCCTCCGTGCGCCACAGAACGGGCACTGTCTCACTTATGGGGGCTGACACCTGCCGCTCGCCTCCGAGCAAAGGCTCAGATATGGCTTTAGCTCGGCGCCGTTGTGCCGATACGTAAAATGGCATTAGGCCTTTTTGAGCTATTTAGGAGCTGTTCGGTGAAGAAACAAATTTCAGGCGCGCTAACTCTGGCAGTAGTGGCACTTCTAGGCGGATGCGTTGCAGCGCCCACTTGGACAAACCGCGGACACCAGGTTGTTGAAGCCAAGAGATCCGGAATAATCACCTGCGTCTCAGACGCTCAAATCGTCGAAGGGAAGCGTATAGACGCCGGGCTCTGTGCTTCGCCTAACTCAGGCTGGATGAACGATGGCGAACCAAAAATTCAGTTTGGGCCATGGAATATGCGTTTGATCGTTGCCTTGGAAAGCGAAACCACCCGCGGCGTCGAAGCTGAATACGACGGGAAAAAATACTTTTTGCAGTGCAGCCCCACTTTCAATGCAGACAAGAGCGAAAAGATTGGCTTGGATTGCAAGGCAACCGTTAATGGCCAGCTGCTTGTAAGCGCCGAGTTCATTTTTAAGTAGATGGCGCTTCGTAAATTAGCGGTCTGATTAGCTATTGGCTTATCCGGTCTACCGCTTCTACCGCTTTGTCAGCGGCTTTACCAGCACTGTCGGCAGCTCGTGTTGCACTAGCTGCCGCAGTTTCAACCTTTTGTGCAGCTTCGGTTGTACTTTTCGCTATCTTATTCAGCCGCATATCGCGCTGGATAGTCGCCTCATCATAACCGCGACGGACTTCCGCTACCTGCTGAGTGTACCAACTAGCCAGCGACCATTGAGCGGCTTGAAAGCCAAGCACGGAACCACCAGCCACCAGCAGGACTGCAATAACCCAGATTTCAAACCTACGCCACCAGCGCCGTGCAATGAACTCCATTGCGCATCGTTCCATCAGGCTGCTCCCCCGAGCTGGGCCATCAGGCGTGCGATCTCCGCGCTCTGAGTAGCCACCTTATCTGTGAGTTGTGCGACCTGGCCGGTTAGGGCCTCAATCTTTCCCTCCATCCGACCAACTGCGGCAGCGAGTTCGTTTCGTTCTTTTGCAAACTGATCAGCCCTTGCTTCTGCTGCTGTGCGCGCTGTACGTTCTGAATCCAGTAGTTCATTGAGGCGTCGGACCGTGCCGATGTCGGCATTGTCCATGGCTCTCTCGGTCGCGTCCTTAGCCAGAAACTTCCTCAGCCATAAGAAGGCGCCAAGCAATACGGTCCCAGTGCCGCCTAGCCAGGTAGCGGTGCCTGGCCCGAGATCGGTAGGGTCCATGCTCTCTCCAAAAAAAACCCGCATCAGCGGATCTTTTCACATCTGTTTGATTTTCTTTCCGATGTCTGGGCCAAGCGGCTTTAGAACGAGTTTCCCGGCATCTTCCAACTTGATAATCTCGAAATTAGCCGTTATTGCCTGACCATCCATTTCCATAAGCAGAGCTGTTTCACCGTAGAACCCTACGATTACTCCCTTCTCGGCCATCCAGAAATCTTTCTGGGATTCAGCATCTCGCATACCAGCAGCATGTAGTACCCAAGAAAAAAGGGCGATCGGGATAAGCCAAATTACGGACCGACGTAGCCGGTTAGCCGAGACAATAGAAACGTGCTCTGGTATCGGCTTTTCTTCAGGAACGGTATTACCAACGTCCGGAATATTCTGGTCAAGCAATAGTCCGGGCAATATGCATAACACCATTGCTATACCGAACCCCCACTTCCAGAAGGAAGTTGCAGAATAGACTGAAAGCAACGAAAACATCATGCCTAGTGCTGCGCAGATTCTAATTACACGCACTTTTCCGCGTGCTGTGTAGGCAGATACGAAGACTCCCATAATCATAAGCATTGGCATTACTACCGGGATAACCTTGGATAATAAAGGGTAGATACCAAAGTTTCCCAGACTTATAAAATCAGTTGGGGCATTAAAATAATGGAGACGACCCAGTTCGAACAGAGCCAGACATAGGTAAGCGAAAGGGCCTATGAGAGCAAGCGCAGCAATGATCGTTCCAACGATCTCTAGCTTAGACTTATTAAACATCACCCCTCCAAAACCAAAAAGCCCAGCAGAGTGGCCGGGCTTTATGTGTTCAGTCCTCTACACACGCAGGAAAGACAGGATGGGTAAATAATCGGTCATCCGGCCACGTGATGTCAAGCGGCCAGTTGCAAAGTCAGGCCTTCATACTCCAAAAGCTTTCCTGCTTCAGTCAGGGCCTCGCTCACCATGCCGTCTAACGCGTCTTCGACACCCTTCTTCCAACGGCGCCGGGTTCTCTCTGGGCGTGCCTCCGGGTCCCAACGATTCACGTCGTAGAACTCGGATGGCAGCACAACCATATCGGTTGAGCGCTTGCCTTCAGCCCCTTTGAGCTTCGGTATGGCCCAGGCCGTGACTGCGCTCATAACGAACAGCTTGGGGGCATGGGAAGCGATCAGGGGATGCAGGAGGCCAATGGACTGCACCTTCCTTGCCCGGTGCGTACTGTACTTGGCTACCAGGGCATCCCAGTGCCTGGGCTTGAGCTGGCTGTGCAGGCGGGCAAACACCCAGCAGTCGGCATCCATGCGCGTCAGCGACCCGGATT